GCACCTGTCTGTAATGCTACTGTATCTACTGTTTTTGCCATTATCTTCCTTGTCCTCTATATTTCTTTTTTTTATTTATTTTTTCTTTTTTGTTTTTATTTTTTTTGTGTCGTCTTGGTCTTTTTTTAGGCTTTGGTCTTTCAACAAATGCCTTAAATTTTTTAGCCATTAAAATGCCCAGCTAACAAAGCTATATCTAGTACCTTCTGTTGTTTCTTTTACTTCATGAGGGTACATAAAATTAGATGGAAACATTAATATATCTCCTGTTTTTAAATTAATTTTTTTATCTCTACAAATAAATTCACCACCTTTGTAATCTTCATTTAAATTTGCAACGATAGATACTATAGGTATTCCTTTCATTTTACCATCAAATATACTATGTATATGGTCATAATGTTTTCTCATAGTATTCCCTACTTCATACTTATTAAATCTTATAGGACTAAATTTAGTAAGCCAAGGTGGTTGTGTTTTATTACCTGGTATAGAACATTTAATTTGATATTCTTCTAATGCTTTAATTAATGATGTAGTTATTTTATCTTGTTGTTCTTTTGTACAGGGCATAACATCTAATTCTTTTTCTGGTTCAGATTCAAATGTACCTGCAGCATAATTATTCCAAGTATGCTTTTTCCATTCTTTTTTATTACATTCATCTATTAATTCTTTACATAATTCTTTAGGTATAGAATTAACAACTATAATATAATCTTCAATTGTGTTCATTCATTATTCTCCTTATATCTAAATGGGTTAAGGAGTTTTCAGATCCTAATGTATCCACACTAAATGTATTAAAAGACATACTTAATCTTGATTCTTTTCCTAAATTTAATGATACGCTATGTTTTAAATCTGATGGAAACAATAGTAATTCTCCAGCTGTACAAGGTAATAAAAATGTTTCTGAGTTTAAATTATTATATTTCTTAGGATCTAGTTTCATAGCAGCTTGTATTGTTTTTTGAAATTGTATAGGTGGTAATGTTTTATCTTGTCTTAAATAAAACACTCCACTTAACATACTATTAGGATGCACATGCTCATGATGCTTTGATCCTGGTGGATTTTTATTAGCCCAGCATTGAGTAATAACTAATCTTTGATCTGATTGAGATATGTTTTTAGTAAATTTATTTAAACTTTCATAAAAAAAGTTTTTTAAATTTTTTAATTCTTCTATCTCTAATAAATAAGTATCTGCAGATTTAAAATTACCATTGGCTTTTTGTTCCTTGTAAGATAAATTGTCTACGTACTTTATCTCTTTACTTAAATCACCTTCATACTTTGTAATAAGTAAAGGTGTTGGAAAAATTTGTAATAGTTCTTCTTTCATATATCCCTTGTTAAATTTTTGAGGGGATAATTAATTAAGCTTGTAAACCTCCGTGTGAGTCTGAGTTTCCAACTAAACCTCTTATAGCAGCTATTACATCTCCAAAATCAGCAGCGTCTCCAGTTGAAGCAATAGTTACATAATCAATTACATTTGAAACACCAGGTGCAGCTCCAGCTCCTGTCACACCTCTAATTGAGTTTGATAGAGAACCAGTATCATATCTTGC